GGGTACTAAGAATGCTCCTAAACAGGCTACTGCTGATGATTCTAGTGATTTACCATTCTAAATAAATAATATGAGGGGAGTTGAAATATACTCCTCTTATTTTAAAAACTAAAACAATAACACAATGAAACAAGAAAGGGATTTTAAGGGTGTTTGGATACCTAAAGAGATTTGGATAAACAAAGACCTCACAATTATGCAAAAGTTGTTCTTGGTTGAGATAAATAGCCTTGACAACGATTCTGGTTGCTTTGCTGGTAACGCACATTTCGTTGATATGTTTGAATTATCAAAACAAAGATGCTCACAAATAATTAATTCATTAGCTGAAAAAGAGTATATTAACATCACATTAATTTATAACGGTAAGCAGATTAAAAAGAGAATAATTAGGGTGTCAAATAAATTTGACAGGGTGTCAAGTACATTTGAGGGGGTGTCAAGTTTTCAAGGGGAGGGTGTCAAGAAATTGAGGGGAGGGTGTCAAGAAAAGTTGATAGTTAATAATACAATTAGTAATACAGTTAGTAATACAGTTAATAAAAAGAAAAAGAGTGTTAGTTTTAAAAAACCAACAATAATTGAGATTAAAGAATATTGTACTGAAAGAAAAAATAATGTAGATTCAGAAACATTTTATCATTTCTATGAAAGCAAAGATTGGCAGATTGGTAAAGAAAAAATGAAGAATTGGAAAAGCTGTATAATAACGTGGGAGAAAAGCAATAGAAACAATAATACTAATGATAGAACTACATCACATAGACATAAGTCAGGTAAAGACTATGGAGATGGTTCTTTTTAAAAACTAAAACTATGAAAACAAGACAAACATCAATAGACTGCTACAATGAAATTAAAAATTCTAATTTATTAGCTAAAAGAAGATTTGAAACATTTAATGCTATATTTAAATCTGCACCTTGCACAAGGCAGGAGGCATTAGAACATACTAATCCTTTTAATGCTTTATCATTAAGTGCAGCAAGGTTTACTGAGCTAAGGAGATTAGGAGTTATATATGAAGTTAAAACTAGAGAATGCAGAGTAACAGGCAGAAATGTTATAGAATGGGATTTAACAGACAGACTCCCTATAAAAATTAAAAGTTCAAATACAACAAAGAAAAATAGAGTTAATGATGCTTTAAATTTATTGCGTGAATTATATAAAAATAAAGATATTAGCACTAATGAGGATTGGAGGGAAGTTGCAGCTTTGATTAAGAATATATAGATTATGAGAACAATAGAAGATACATTTAAAATAGAAAACTTCCTGCGACCTAAGATGTACAATAGGTATAAGTTAGGAACTACAGATGAATTGAGAGAAATGTTTATTAAAGCGTTTAGGCATTATGATAGAACTATTGATGTTTACGAACATCTTGATTCTTATGATGAAATTATTGATTGGCTATCAGATACTAATGGTAGAGGTCTAATGCTAATGGGTGATTGTGGATTAGGTAAATCAACTATTCTTAATTATGTTATACCAGCAATCTTTAGAACAAAAACAAATAAGTTACTTACTAGCACACCAGCAAAAGAACTTGGTGAGATACAGAGGAGTGATGCTTCTTTTATTATCATTGATGACTTAGGTACTGAGAGTATTAAGAATGATTATGGCACTAAGATAGATGCAGTTGCTGATGCTATATCTTATGCAGAAGATAGTTCAAAGACTTTACTAATAACGACTAATTTAGATGCAAAAGAATTGAAAGAAAGATATGATGAGAGGACTTTAGATAGGTTAAGGAAGTGTAAAGTAGTGGTTATCAAGGGTAAAAGTTTTAGAAACTAATTAGTATAAAATTCAATTATTTTTATATATTTGTACAATGAAAAACACAGACGAAGAAAAACAAGAGGAGTTTAGTGTGCCTGAAATTATAAATACTGACTTAACATACTATATGCAGTTTGGTTGGAAGCGATTAAGAGAGCCATCAAGTATGGCTAAATCAGCAAGTAAATACTTAGGCAATACTTATAAAGATAACTTCCCTATACACGTAGATGAAGCTGACCAATATACAGGAGATAGGTAGTGAAAAGAAATACTCAGTTTAAACAACAAATTAAAAAAAATATAAGGGTAAGACCTTGAGCATTTAATTTTTCAGTCTGGGTATAGTAGAGGGGGGTCTTAAGCTGCCCCCCAATACAAACTAAAAACAAATGGAAATAATAATATCAGATGCAGGAGATGAACAGGAAGGAATGTATATAACTTTAGTATTATAAAAATAGATATGAACCTCAACTACGGATGTGTATCTCTAAACAAAAAAAATGACACTTTTCAAGGTGTTAAGAATAGAGAGGATGATTTTAAAACATTTAGTTTAAGCAATCTTAATAGAAGGCAGAGGCGAGAGTTTAAGAGGGATTTCTACAAGAGAGATGGTGTGGTGGGTTTAACGAAGGATGAAGCAGATTACTTATTTGATGACTTAATGGAAGTTTTAAATAAATAAAAGTATATGCAATTAAATATAGTATAGGTGAAATCAATGATAAAGAATGTAAATACATATAATGAGTCTAGTTTATTCATCAATTTACAAGACAATGAACCGAATAGAAATAGTAATCGGCTCAACTAAAACAATAGATATGGAAAGAACATACAAAACAATCAAGTGGGTACTCAAAGGACATATAAAAAATAATGTCAATTCTCTATGGACTTGGGAGAATGACAACTTTACTTGTATATACAATGACTATTCAGGAAATGAAAGAATCTACACGAGTGGACAATTACTAAGACTATTAACAGAATAAACTAAAACAACAAAACAATGATTATATTTACAGTAATAGGTATCTTTACAGCAATCTTCTTTTTCGTAGTTATTATAATGAGCATAATAGAAACAAGAATTAAGAACAGAATAAATAATAAGTTATTTTGGAATATGGATAAGTTAGAAACACTAACTGACTCAGACTTAATAGATGAAGTAGAAAGTAAATAATTTAAAACAATAGATATGAGTGAAAAGCATAATAAACTTTATTACGAGCAAGGTAGGAATGGATATACTATGAGTGATACAATCAATCCTAAGATGAAGCTGAGTAAAGAGGAATTAGGACTTAAAGAGCATATAGGAGTGTGGGATGATAGAGTTCCAAGCTACTACAGAGGAAGTAATGGTTATGAGGCTAGGCGAGTAATAGATAACTTTGACCTATCTTACAATGTTGGAACTGCTACTACTTATCTATTGCGTTGTGGTAAGAAGAAAGAAGAAGGTATGACTGATACTGAAAAACACATAGAGGATATTCAGAAAGCTATTAATCATTTGCAGTTTGAAATAGAAAGACTAAAAGAATAATGAAGAAACCAATATTTAGAGTGTTTGTATCTTATGAGATAAAGAATAAGAATGTTGTATCAAGGAAGGTAAAAGTAGGAGTATTAGATACATTTGCTCTCACATCTAACATAGAGGAAATAAAGAACGATACAGAACTGATAGACAGAATCTGTTACTTAAATAAAAAGAACTTAAACAAGGTAGATATTACTATAACTAAAGTTGATGTTGAGAATCAATATGGTGAAACTGCTGATAGGTTTGATAACGAATATTAAATTATGCCAAAGATTAGAAAAATAAAAGTAAGTGATAGGAAAGATAGTAGAGGTGGTGGATACTCAAGAAGAAAGTTTACTGTTGCTGAAGCTGATGCTATAAGACTAGAGTTTAATACTGCTAGTGATAAGATAACTATCTCTGCTATGGCTAGGAAGTATGAAGTATCTCAACCATTAATGTATCAACTACTTAAAGGTACTACCTATACTGATAAGAAGGGAGGGGTAGGGGGTAGAGGGGGTATAGGAGGGGGTAAGAGGGGTACTGCAGGTGATAGAGAATAGACTATGGCAATGAAGAAAGAAGCCAGAGTACAATCAGCATTCTGCACATACATACAGTTTGCATACCCATCAGTTAGATACTGTGCATCTCTAGGTGGTATAAGAACATCAATGACTCAGGCTATAATGGCTAAAAAGACTGGATACGTTAAAGGCTTCCCTGATATGCAGATACTCAAAGTCAATAGCGAGTACTCAGGACTGTTCTTAGAGATTAAAGCTGATAAGACTGGT